GTCAGGGATTGGCGTAGGTAATGAACAAATTCTTAATGGTGAATGTCCAGCCGCGTTTGAGTGAAAGTAAATCACTCCCCTGTCATGATCAATTTCAAGAATCCCTTCTATTTCTGTATTTCTCATTTCTGCAAACCATCCTTTTTAAAGATTGATGCCCAAGCATAATCAGCGGTTCCTCTTGCGATTCCCGCCCGTAACATTGCCCGAATGTATTCTTTACGGCTTTCCTTTCTTCCAGCAAGGACATTATTATTAATGTAATATCGGCAATAACTGACCGGCCTTTGTTTCAATTCCTGAAGTTTTTGTTGAAGATCGACTAACGCCCGGTAAGCTTCGGCTTTCGATTTGAAGTTATCGACAATCGGCAAACCACATTCCGCCGCTAATCTGTTGTGTTCCGCAACGATCAAGTATTTTTTGTTCATGATCAAGAGTACCTGTTATTGAAAAAAGAATTAAAAAGAAGAACAACGCAAACCACATCAACCTTTTTCTTTCCCTTATTTGTCCACGGTTTTTATAATTTCTGACCATTCTACAAACTCCAAAGAAGTTGAACTGATGGCTTGATAGAACGGCTTGATTTTTCGATTCGCTTCAAGAGCCGTTCTAGCGTCAACTTTGAAAGAAAACGATGAATCGGCATTTTTCAAGATGCAATAATATACCTTTTCGCCGTTTTCTTTCAACACTTCTTTCAGGTGTAAATCAATCATTGGTTTAACAGTTGTTTGGCTTTTTCCGTTGAAAGCGGCAACCGCCGTTCACTTCCTGAAGGAATCAGATAAAAACGGAAATATGCCGTTCCCCCCATTGGTTCATAAAGTTTGCATGTTACTTTTGAACCATCCAAGAGGGTTTCAACAATTTCGGTTCCCGTGAAATGCGCCCGCTTTTGAATCTGTTTAAACCTTCCCATATTTTCCCCCTTTTCTTCGTTGTCTCAAGGTTAAAATAGTATCTTCAGGATTTCCATTTTTAAGCAAATCAATGGTGCTAATCGTGTTGAATTTAAGACCTGTTCCCCCTTCCGGTCTTTCAAGAAGTTTGGCGGCTTGTTGAACGGTAAAGCCTTTTTCAACTAAATCTTGCATACGGTTCAATTCCGCCTTTGTCCAGGGCTTACCGTGTCTTTTTCGTTTCATTAGTTGAATTCCTCATAAAGAGTTGCTTCAATAGATTTATTCATTTCCTCAAGGGTAACGATTCGCTTTGCATAACCATCCGCATAATTTACAAGCCAATGGTTCAAATTGTTGATGTTGTTAAAATGGTAAATTCTCAACATGTCTAAAATGTTTTGCTTTGAAATTTGCGGTATCTGGTAAATTTTCATATTCCCCCCAAGGAATAAGATTGATAGAAAGGCGGGATTTCTCCCGCCCCTATGTTGTCACCATTTAACGGGAACGGTTGCAGTTTCCCCGATTTGAAGATTTTTGGCGGCTTCAATTGTTGCCTCATGACCAATAGCAACCGGATTGACAATAATATAACGTTCGGTTGAAATTCTTCGGGCTTCCATGTTGGAAAGATTACCGGCATAATTGAAAGCGGCTTTCATGTTGATTTTGGTTCCATCCATAAAATAAGAAAAATCGCTTTTGATATGAAAAATCTTTTCTGATTCTTTGGTAATTATTAAATTGCCGTTTCCCATTTTTGTCACCTGAAGTTTGCCCGGCCTTTCGACCGGGCTTGAATGGTTAGATGTTTATTTTGTAATATCCGATGAATTCCGCGTTGTCTGGAACCGTTGAACACTTGGAAAAACGTCCATCAAAATTAACGCTGAATTTCCTTTCAGGCGATTCGTAACAATTTTTATTTTTGTCTATTGCGAAAAGCTTTTCGTTGCCGTTATCAAACCTTACCATATAGCCGCAAACATTAGCCGCTGTATTTCTTTCTAATATTCTTGCCCTTATTTCGTTGTTTTCTATCATGGTTTTCCCCTGGAAGAAGTTTGCCCGGCTGATTAGGCCGGGCTTGAATGTTAGTTGCTAAGTTCCGCCATCCGATTTCTTAAAACTTCGATTTCGTTCTTGTGTTTGTTGATTTCGATTTCAACGGCTTCGATTTTTTCCGCCCTTGGCAACATATCGATTATGATAGTCATTCCAAAAGTCAGATACAAATCAATGATGGAATCTTTGCCGTCAATCGCCGGATGAAACATGTAAACTTTTTCGATGATGGCGTAATTGTCATCGTTGAAATCGGTTCTTGAATCAGCGGTTTTGGCGTTGATCAGGTTAATGAATTCTTGTTTCATCATGGCTTTGTTCCTCTGGAAGAAGTTGAATTGTTATCTAGTATGCTTTGACTTTACTTTGGTTTTACTTTGCCGTCAAGAATATTTTGATATGGCTTAATAAAAATATAATTCTGAAAGATTAAGACTTTAACGCTTGAAATTCTGAAAAATGATTAGTATACCTTGCCCAAGCCCTGAAGGACCAAGGGGCGGTCTAGCTAACCGCCCTTCCTTCTAATGGGCACAAATTTTCAATTAAATAAAGGGCTTGAGGATGGCTATTGACAAGAGTAATCCGAAGATTGTTCCACCAAAGATTAATGTTCAAAAAAGCAATATTCCCAAAGATATCAGAAAATTACCCTATTGGGGTTTATGGAAATGGAAACACGTTGTTGATAAATGGACAAAAGTACCTATTTCCCCGACAGGGCAACACATCGATGCTCGTTCTTATTCATTCACATTAAAAGAAGCATTAAGCCATATGTCACAAGGTGGCATTGCGGATGGTATCGGCTTCTTCTTTTCCCCTGACCATGATTATTTTGGTATTGATTTTGATGATTGCGTTGAAGACGGAATAATAATCAATCCTGAAGTCAAGAAACATGTTGAAGACCTTGATTCATATTATGAAATATCGGTTTCCGGTTCCGGTATCCATATCATTGGTAAAGGTGCGTCAAAGCTGAATGGTGTTGACCGCCGCTTTATCTATGCCGGAACTCGGTATTTTACCTTTTCCGGTTTTGGACAAGGCAAAATTCGGGATATCTCGAAACAAGTCAATAAGCGTTTTTCAGTTGGTTCCGGTTCCGATTCCCCCAAGGTTGTGAAAGGTAAAGGTGAATCAGACATTTCCCTAGCTGACCTTTACCGGATAATCATGAATATCCGGCCTGATATTTCTGAACCCGATTGGTTTCTTGTCTGTAAGGCAATTCACTATAAAACGGGCGGAAGTCAGGAAGGATGGGAACTTTTTAAAAAATGGTCTGCCGGAACCTATTGCGAAAAGGATCAAAAATATAAAGACTACAAAGAAGAAGATTGCCTGAAGAAATGGAACCGATGCAAGTTCAAAGCCGGTCAAATGGTTGGTCTTCCGACATTACGCGAAGTTGAGAAAAATTACCCGGTCAAGAAGAAACTCGCCCCAAAGGAATTATTTAAAAAGAAACTTGAGTTGATGGAATACAACAAGTTTTCTTTAAATGTCAAACACCTTCCAAAAAACATGCGTGAAGCCGCCCAAGAAGTTGCTCGTTTCAATCGCGTTTCCATCGATCCCGTCATTACAACAATGTTGATGATCTTTTCAGCCGCCATAAATAAGAAGATAAGGATTGTTGAACGGGAAGGGTTAGTTCATAATTGTTCAATGGGTTCTATTATTGGTATGCCGTCAGGCGGGCGAAAATCGGCAATCGACCGCCCGTTGATTCATCCTTTCAAGGAATTCGAAAAAAGAAAAATGCAAGAATGGGAATCAGGGCAAGCGAAGTCAACGGCGGAAGTCAAGGTTTTGAAAGCCCAATATTTGAGGATTGAAAAGGATGATTCGATTGACGAAGAAACAAAAGTTGACATGATGACGGCAATTCAAAAGAAGATTGGTAATCTGTCAAGACCTCGCCCAAAGTATATTGAATCTGACGCAACCGAAGAACGGCTTTCGGATTCCTTGGCAAAGAATAATGAAGTTATGTTTATTCATTCGGATGATGCCCGAAACACAATCAGGAACATTACAGGGCGATACGATAACACATCAGAAAATATTTACATTACCGGCTTAACGGGTGACACTTACCGAAGAAGCCGGGTTAAGGATGATATTGAAATTGTCTTGTATTCCCCTTGCATCAATCTTTGCCTGAAGGTGCAACTTGACCTTCTTCGGGAACTCGTAACCAAAACATCAATGAGAGAATCGGGCTTACTCGCCCGAATGTTTATCAAGGTTCTTGATGAAAACGTTGCTGACCAATTCAGGGAATCAGAAGACGAACAAGATTTAGATATTTCGAAGATGGTAACATATAACAAAGCGGTTAAAGCGGTCCTGGATTACAACGGGCCGGAAGTGTTGGCGATGTTAAGCAAGGAAGCCAGGAAAAGAAGAATCGAATTTTCAAATGAATATGCAAACAAGCTTGATACCGTTTGGAGTAATTACAAGGACGTTTCAAACAAGATTGTTACCCTGTCGGTTAAAATGGCGGTTGTTGTTGCTGTTATGAAAAATCCTGATGGCATATTTACTGATGCAAAACAGGAATTCGGCTTGCCAAGGTTTGAAATCAGCGAGAAAGATTATTTGAAAGGTAAAGAGATTGTAACGGTATTGATGGAACAAACCTTGGATGTACTCAACAAGCTTGAACAGAATGACATTATCAATGGTGCAATCAAAGTTATGGAACGGCTCAAGAAGGACAAGGAAACAAGAGGGGCAACAGAATGGACATTAGGCGATATTCAAAACAAGTTTCAACAATCGTTAAGAAATGGGTTTGTTCCTTCTTGGGTGAATTGTCTTGTTGAAGCTGAAATACTGTTTAGAGACGGAAAAAGCTATACACTCGCTGAAGAGATTTGAATTAGTGTCATTAAGATGACAAAGCAAATCCAAAGTAATAAGAGGAAAACTCAAATGCTAATTCAAAAAAATTTTTTCGATTTAGACAATTTAGATAAGAGTATATAAAAAAAGACGAATTTTATATTTATATATATTTTTATTATTATATCATATACTTATCTTATTTTTACTTATTTTTACATTTTCCTATACGCTTATCTAAATTGTCTATTTGTCTAAATAAACAAAGTAAATCCAAAGTAAGGCAAAATCATGTCAATTGAACTAAAAAGATCAAATCTTAATCAGATTTGCAAGATAGTGTTAGCTTACATGCGGGAAGGTTTGACAATGGAAAACTTTCTTTTTGATTTTGATTTGTCACAACGCCAATTCAACAGATATTTGAAGAAGAATAAAAAACTTCAAAATACCATCGAAGACGGCTTGGCTTTCTTCAAATCAAGTTGGCAAAGAAAGCTTGCAAACGCAATGATGGATTCCCGCGTTAACCAGACCCTTGCAAAGATGGCTTTTGAAAATGCCCTTGGTTGGAGTGAAGCCGCACAACGGCGGCAAAGTGAAGCCAAGCCGAAACGGGCTTATAAGGTTATTCTTGATATGGGACCGGAAGAAGGGGAAAACGAAAATGAAAAGTGATTTAGAATTAGCTGATGAATTAGCAAGAAAAGAACACTTTTTTCCTTTGGGTGATAAACGCAAAAGAAAAACGCCGGTTTGTTTTCGTTGCCAACATCATTTATGGCAACATCATTTCAAAAAACTTAAATCTGTTAATGATGGGCTTTTCAGAACGTTTCATAAACAATGCGCGGAAGAAGAGATTCAAGAGAATCCAACATTATGGGAACAATGAACAAGGTAATAAGAAAAGCGATTGGCGGTAAATGGTATCTGAACAAGATTGGTAATAATTGGGTTTGGCAAAAATCACCTGGAAAAATATTCATCATGTTGGAGGATTGGGATGTTGAACGAGAAACAAGAAAGACCAAAGGACAACGAATCAGCGAAGGTATTCACAAGGGAAGAAGAAAATTGCATTATCAGGGCATTGGAACTGATTTCGGAAAAGGGTTACGAGATGGGGGAAAAGAAGGGCTGGCATGACAAACCAATGAACGAAGGTGAAGAAATCGCCCTGATGCATAGTGAACTATCCGAAGGGCTTGAAGCGTTGCGTGAAGGGCTTTCTAGTGACAAAATACCCGATTTTTTAGGGATCGAAGAAGAACTTGCTGATTGTATCATTAGGGTTTGCCATTTCAGCCGAAGAAAGTTCTTGTTACTTTCAGCCGCTCTTATTAAAAAGATGGAATACAACGCGGGCCGGGAATACCGGCATGGAAACAAAAAATTCTAAAAAGGTGCTATTATGTGGAAACCACAAGAAGATTTTGTTGTTCGTCTTTCTGATGAATCAGGGGAAGAAAGAAGCGAAGCCGAATTAAAGGAAATGGCTAGTCAAATAAGCGAAATTGCCAATAATTTTGGTTTTGATCTTTTTCAATTTGGTGGATGGGAAGGAATTAAAAGAACCGCCATTGGAGAAACGAAAATCTTTAAAATCGATGAACCAACAACTTTTGAAGTAAAGAATCATGATTTAAAGGTTTCTCTTCCCCCTGGAACATATTCAACTGATGCAAGGTTAAAACCAGTTGTTGAAGATTATCCCGAAGGATGGCAAGTATCAACAGAAGAAAGCCGGGCGGTTTATGGTGACCGGAAAGAAAGGATGGCTTTAAATCGCAATATCCTTATACCATCGAACACGATCCTTGACGCGGCACCTTGCGGGCTTCAGTTGATTGAAGATCATTTTGAATTGTTGATTGAAATAGGAAATGACCATACCGCCCGCCTGTTAATCTCCCGGTCTGCATTGCGGGCTTTGAATAACCTTGAACCAAAAACGGTAATATCATAATGCGTTTAATGTTTGGTTGCCAAGATTGTTTCAATTGTATGACAAGAGCCTTTCGAGATGAACAAGCCCTTTCCTTTTGGATGAAGGGTAAATGGCAATCAGTCAATAAAAAATGGCTGAATACTTTGGACAAACACGGCAAGGTTTCTTTGTATTGGTGTAAGGCTGGCGAACAGATAGTTCAAGCAAGTAATCCAGTAAAGGCGAAATTGAGCCGCAAACCATGCGAATTTAGAGACGAAGGGGTAAATAATGGCTGATCATTGGGTTTATCTTGGAATAAAGGATTTCAATCTTATAATGCGGAAAGGTGATACTTTCCGTTTAAATGATGATGATGAATATTGCCTTTTTGCTTTGCCTGTTAAAAGAAAAATTACCGTTCCAAGTTTGGTAATTTTCCGTAAAGTTTCAGGCTTGACCGGTAAGGTAATAAGCGGGTTTTATGTCTTCATTGTTAATTATTCATTGCTTCCATTCACGCAATTTATTAAAGCTAAGGATATGAACCCGGTTCAAATTCAACTTTATAATGATTCTGTTCAGGATTTCAAATATTTAGAAAATCCGCATGAACTGGAATTTTTCATTAATGGGGAGATAAACGGCGGATGAAAGATAAATGTTGCAAAAATTGCGGTCATTATTTCGCCTATACCATGCTTAATTTTAACGTCGATGGTTCAAGGCGATTTTGTACGTTTGGCGGCGGTCCTTCTCTTTTTATGGCCCTTCATCAACGCTATACGATGATTGATTACACGGTTGAAGAAGCCGACAAACTATCATGGTTTTTGCCGGAACCCGACAAGAAATATTGTTGCCAACATTGGCATAAAAGGGGCAATCCTTTGACTATTCTTCCGAAACATACCCAAGACCGCATGAACGCGGAAAAAGGCAACAGAATAGCCGCTGAAGAACTGAAAAAGGAAGTTCCGACAGGGGAGAAGAAAAAGAAAAAGAAGAAAAAGAAAAAGGATAAGAAGAAATGAACACAAACAAGGCTCTTATTCAGGAAATGGCAACGTTACTTGCTTCAAAAACACCTTTTGAGCGGGTTACAATGAAAGCGATGAAGGGCATGAAAAAACGATCAAGTTCTTTGCCATCCGTCAACGATTTTAACAAGGCAATCGAAAAAACTTATTTCAAAAAGGGAAACTAAAATGTTATTTCGAATTAATCAAGAAAACAGGGAATTGGAAATCATCAAAAAACACAACGATGAATTGCCTGAACACGTTCTTTGCAGATATTCCTTCAGCGATATTGGCTTGAAACACTTCAAGGGGCTTTCGATCAAGAAAACAAAGAAGTTCCTTTTTCACATTCCGGCTTACCATTGGGATATCTTTATTAAAGAGTTTGACGCGGTTGTTACCCTGAACCGGGAAGAACACAAGATTATAAAACAGGCAAACAAGGAACAGCAAAAACAACTGAAGAAAAGAAAGAAAAGGGGAGTCAAGATAACAAAGCAAAACGTTTTTGTTATGATGGAAGACCTGTTGGCGCGGCTTTCCGTCTTGGAAGAAAAAATTGAACAAATATTTCCTTCAGTGTCATAAGGTGCGAAGATGACAACGGCTTATAGGGTTTTTAAAAACGGTAAATGGTATACCGAAATCCGTAAAACAGGCAAACTGTTTGACGAAGTTGAACTCATTCCCCTGGATGAAAAGGACATTCCGAAACCCCGAAAATCCTGTTTGTGGAAACCCGGCGATGACAAGAAAAATTTTGATGAAATGTCATATGAAGAATATCGGGAAAGATTACAGTTTGTCAAAACAAAGGCTTGTAAACACTAATGGCAATTAGACTTTCTAAACCACAATCAAAGGCTTTTTGTTCAACCGCCCCTTCAGTTGGTGTATGTGCCGGGTTTGGTTCTGGCAAAACATACATTGCAATTCAAAAAGCCTTTGATTTGCTCTTTTCATATCCTGGAATTCCCGTTGCGTATGGTGCGCCAACTTACGATTTAATCAATTCCATTTGGTATCCAGCAATTGAAAAACATTGCCTTGAACATGAGATTGACTACAACATAAATTATAAAAAGAATTTTGTTGTTTTGCCGGGTTTAGGAACCATTATTTGTCGTTCCCTTTCTGATCCTGACAGGATTGTTGGTTGGGAGTGTGGTTCAGCAATTATTGACGAATTCGACCTTTTGAGAACAGACCTTGCCATTAAAGCATGGCGGAAGATGAAAGCCCGTTGCCGTATCAAATACCCGAAATTCAAGAAGCAACGGGACCGGGATAAATGGGGCACAAAACGTCACCCGAATCAAATGTTTGCAGTTTCAACGCCTGAAGGATTCAAGGCGTTTTATCATTTGTTCGAAGAAGAACCTTTACCCGGTTCTGAACTCATTAGAATGTCAACCTATAGTAATCAGAAAAACCTTCCTGAAGATTACATAAAAGAACTGATGGCGAATTATCCGCCGCAACTTGTTAAGGCTTATATTCAAGGATATTTTGTAAATCTCAATTCAGGGCAAGTTTACCCGAATTTTTCAAGGGAACTCAACAAATCAAATAGGATAATAAAAGAAAATGATACGCTTCATATCGGCATGGATTTCAATGTTAATCAGATGGCGGCAACGACTAGCGTTATTGATACAGCTTACAGAGAAATACGAGCCTTTAATGATTATGGTGTTGAAGAAATTAGAAAGGTTCCTCGGCTATATCCAACAATTGTTGATGAACTGTATCAGATAAGAGATACACCAAAGATGATTGAAGCGATAAACGAACGATACAACCGCAAGAAACACGCAATTATTATATACCCTGATGCAAGCGGGAAAAATCGCAAATCGTCAAACGCTTCGGAAACTGACATTGCATTGCTTCGGCAAGCCGGATTTGAAGTGATGGTTAATGAAAGAAACCCCTTTGTTAAAGATCGTATTCTTTCAGTAAATGCGATGTTCGAAAACGCGAAAGGCGAAAGGAGATTGAAGATAAACGTTATCAAAGCCCCAAAGACAACGAAATGCGTTGAACAACAGGCTTATGATGTGAATGGGCAACCGGACAAGCAAAAAGACATTGACCATTTACCCGATACAGTAGGTTATTTCATCAATCAACGGTTTGCGATTACGAAACCCGTTAGTTCAAATGTTCCACTTCCATTTTAAAGGAGAAGACATGTCAAGGAAACGCGAAGCAATCGAAATTGAAAGTTCTGGTTATAAAGAATGGTTTAAACGGGCTGAATTGCCTATGACGCTGATGGGCGGCACCTTGGCAATGCAAGCGGCTGGTGAAAAGTATTTACCCAAAGACCCTTTGGAGGAAGAAAAGAATTATCAGAACCGCTTGAAGAGAACAACGCTTTTCAACGTGTTCAAGAAGACTTTGATTTTCCTTTCCGGTCAGGTCTTCAAGAAAGAAATCAACTTCAATGATGAATTCCCCCAATCATTAGAAATGTTCAAAACAGATGTTGACTTGAATGGGGCAAGCTTCAATTTCTTTGCAAAACAACTGTTCGATCAAGGCATGAATGAAGGTTGCGTTCATATCCTGGTTGAATCGAACAACAAGGGCGAAGAATACGTAAACAAGGCGGAAGAGAAAGCGGCGAATATAAGAAGTTATTTCAGAACGATTTCCGCTCTTGATCTTTTCGCCTGGATTGTCGTTGATAATAAGCTTGTCCAGGTGCGTTTATGGGAATCGGTAACCGAAAGGGTTAACGAATTTGAAGAAGTTGAAGTAAGGCAAATTCGGGTTCTTGAGCCGGGAACCTGGAAAGTATACAGACAAAGCGGCAAAACAAAGAAATGGCTTATTCATGAGGAAGGAACAACTTCCCTTGATTATATTCCGCTTGTTACCTTCATTCCTGGAAGAAAGCTTTCAATGGTTACAGGGGAAAGCCCGTTGATTGATTTAGCGGAACTGAACCTTGACCATTGGCAAAGCAAGAGTGACCAAAAGAACATCCTTCACATTATCCGTTGCCCGCTTTTGTTCATGAAGCTTGTTGATACCGAAAAGGTCAAGCAAAGCGTTCATACTGCTATTGCTTCAATGGATAAAGACGCGGATATGAAATATATCGAACATACCGGGAAATCAGTTGAAGCCGGGCAAAAGGACATTTCGGAAATCGAAGCAAAAATGGCTCTTTTTGGTCTGCAACAACTGATTCCAAGGACCGGCAACCAGACCGCAACAGAAAAGGCGTTAAGTTCTGCTGAATCAAATTCGGCTTTGGGTTCCAATGTCGATTCCTTCGAATCATGCTTACGCGAAGCCCTGTCAATCGCCGCTGATTTCGAGAACGAGAAAAATTACAAAACCGATTCTGTTGTTGTGAATCGTGATTTCACTTCAAACGTTCTTGACCCTGAAATAATCAACGCCTTTGCTTCCTTGGTTGGTAATGAAATTCTCTCTTCTAAAAACGCCTTTGATGAACTTCAAAGAAAGGGTTTCATTTCGGAAAGTCTTGATTGGATTGAAAACCTTACCGGGATCGAATCGCAACGGAACCTTGGAATGTCTAAACAATCAACCTTGTTTGGAAAATGAAAAAACTAAATCGGGAATATCTGATTCAGTATTATCGCCTTTTGGATTTGCGGAACAATCTTGATTTGTACGAAGACGAAAGTATAAATCAAATGATGGCGGTATATGACAGGGCAATAAAAGACATTAAAGCCCGTTTGTTTAAAACAAAAGGAGAAGAAACCAAGAAACAATTAAAAGCATTGTTAAGAGATTTACAGGCGGCAAACAGGGCATTGATTAAAATCGTTCTTGAGCCTATAAAATCAAGTGTTGGTGATGTAACGGTAAAAGCCCTTGAAGAGTTTGAAAAGATTTATTCTTGGGATAACAAAGACCGGAATTTTAATTCAAGCCTTGATTCTGCAAAAACTGTTGTTGAATCGATTCAAAACATTCCAATCGGGGGGAACATCCTTGAAGAATGGGTTTTTAAAAACTTCGATGATTTGGCGGCAATGCAAGAAACGCTTATTGCAGCAAGACTTGAAGGGGCAAGTTATCGTTACATGTATAAAGGTCTTGTCGGTTTATATGAGGATAAAACCCGGCAAGAGTTGATTACCCTTGCCCGGTCTTATAATCAAGCGGCGGTGACAGGTGCGCAAGAACAAATCTTTTTTGAAAATCCTGATATTGTCAAGGCAATGCGATGGACGGCAATAATGGAAATGGGGCATTTATCGACAGGGCATGGAACTTGCCCGCGTTGTGCCGCCCTGGATGGTCAAGAATACGATTTGAATAAACCACATCCGCCTTGCCCGCTTCATGCCCGTTGCCGTTGTATGTGGTCACCAATAACATTAACCTGGAATGAACTATTCAAAAAACATGATATTCGTGACAAAGACGGAAATCATATAACGATGGATGAAATGGAGGAAGAATACCGGACATTTCTTGAAAGGAAGCCCGAAAATGTCGATCTTGGCAGGGGCAAGGGATCAATTCAACACGCGGAATTGGTCGATATGCCGTATGGTGAATTCGCAACAGGAAAGGGGAAATCTTGGTTATCTCAAGTTGTCGGGCCGAATCGGGCCGATTTGATTTCTTCAGGTAAACTAGAATTTTCTGATTTGGTTAATTCGCAAACAGGCGAGTTATACACGCTTGCCGAATTAGGTTACCCAATAACGGGAAAAACAAAGTAAAGGTGAAATGGCATGAAATACGTAATTGATAAGGATGGGAAAATTGTTCTTGGTTCAAAAGGCGGCATTATGATTGATCCTGAAGTTGCAGGGCAAGAGCCTTATGAAATGGATGTTTTCGGGACCGCAACAACACTTTCCGAATTGAGAACGGAAGCGAAAACACATCGACAGAAGAAAAGCGAATTGCAATCAATTCTTGATTCGATTCCTGAACCGATTCGTACCAATCCAAAAGCGGCGGCTGAAGCTTTGGCAACTGTCGCTTCTTTGGGTGACAAACATAAAGTTGACCTGGAACGGCTCAAGGGTGAATTGGAAACTTCCTATAAAACGGCAAGTGAAGCCAATAAAGCCCAAATTGATAAACTGAACAATCAATTGTTTGATGCAATCGTAACATCCAGGTTTGCAACTTCCAAAGCCCTGGAAACAACGATTTTCGACAAAGCCCGCCCTGTTGCCGTTTCCCATTTCCGCAATCATTTTTCCGTTGATGAAAATGGAAACGTAATTGGAAAATTCAGGGATGGCGGAACCATTTATTCAAAAGTCAATCCAGGGAAACCGGCTGAATTCGATGAATGTATTGAATCAATTATTATGGCTGATCCTAATAAAGATTCACTTTTGAAACCTTCAGGGCAAAAGGGCGGTGATTCTAAAGGCGGTCAGGCTAACGGCGGCGGCGAAACCAAATCTTCATTCAATCGGATTAAGGACGGGCTTAAATCCCTGAAAAATCAAGGATAAAAAAAGCTTTTAAAAATATTTTCTTCCGTCTATAATAGTACATCTGCATTAATAGCCAGGAATGAGGAAATCTAGCTTGGTTTCCTCATTCCTGACAGTTCTTCGCCTTAGTTTAGGCAACGTCTTTTGGTCAAGTTCTGACCGCCCTTTCCCTGATTTTCAATTTATTTGTTCGGGCAATCAATTTGTTGATTTGCTCTTTTATCTAATCCCTTAAAAGGAGAAACTACAATGGCAGTATTAACCCTCGCTGAATTTCAAAAAAGAACCCGTTCGGAACTGGTTCAAGGTGTTGTTGAAGACATTTTCACCTTGAATCCGATTTATGCCGTCATGCCGTGGGATGGTTACAGCGGTCAAGGCGTTACCGTCAACCGGGAAACAACCATTGGTGATGCTCAAATCGTTGCCCTTGATGGTACGATTACGGCAAAAGCAACTTCCGTTGTCACCGCTGCAACCTTCACTTCAACAACCTTGATTGGTGACGCTGAAATTGATGGCTTGCAATCGGCACATTCGGCAAGTGATGAAAATGACCTGGAAGCGATGGAAATTAGCTCGAAATCGAAAGCCCTTGGGCGATTGATTCAGGCTTGTATTGCCGGAATGTCTGCCGATGGTAACGCGGCTCTTTTCAATTCTATGCCCGCCTTGGTCGATTCCAGCCAATACGTTACAACGAAATCAGGCGGTGACGTTCTTTCTTTCCTGTTGCTTGATCAGCTTTTGGCGAAGGTTGACGCGAAGGATGGAGAAGTTGACTTTATTCAAATGTCACAACGCGATTTCAACGCATACAAGGTGCTTTTGCGGGCTTTGGGCGGAACTCCCGGCGAATGGGTTGTAACGCTTCCTGATGGGCGCAAAACGCTTTCCTATGAAGGAATTCCAATCTTCGTTAACCGATGGCTTTCAACAACCGAAACCGATGACGGTGCCGCCCTTACAACCGGCGTTCAATCGTCCATTTATGCCGGTTGTTGGGACGATGGAAGCCGGAAAATCGGTTGTTCCATGATTCATCCCGAAGCCGTTGACGCGGGTATTGTAATTGATGCAATTGGGGCGAAGGAAGCCAAGGATCAAACCATTTACCGGGTTAAATCCTATTGCAACTTCGCAATTTTCAACCGGCGCGGTATTGCCCGCCTGACCGGAATCAAAGCCGCTTAATTCGGCACCAAAACCCATAACCAATAAAAATTCATAAGGTGTAATCCAATGGCTAAAAATGAAAAAGAGCAAGCGGAAGAAAAAGTTTCGAAAACCGATAAGATTGAAACTCTTCAAAGTGAAAATGAATTCTTACGGGCGGAACTGGCAAGGCTACAACCGGCAGGAAGCCGTCAATTTTCAGCGGAAGAACTTGAGCCGATTGAAATGATTTGGCCCCATAAGCTTATGAAACCCGGCGAAAGCGAGGAAGTTTTCGGGTTGAAAGGCGTTGCCAATCAAGACGGCTTGCTGATCGTTACCGTTCCGCGTTACCGGGTTAAAAACGAAATGACGCGGAAGCGTAAACTGATTCCCCTTTCCGTCTGGAAGAAGCAACGCGAAGCCGAATTGGAAGCGGAACTTGACTTTGATTTGGAGTAAAAAGCCATGCCTTATAATACCGTTGAAGAAGCAACCGGATATTTTAGCGAACGATACGGTTTCGATTTATGGGCGGAACAATCTGTTCCGGTTCAGACTTCCGCCCTTGTTTCCGCCAATCAGATTTTAGATTTGTTGGCGGAATGGTACGGGACAAAAGTTGATATCGACCAAGATAATGAATTCCCCCGAAGCGGTTTGACATTCACGGTAAAAGTTGATGATAACGGGATTCCGCTTGATATCAAATATTGTGAATGTGAAATAGCTTTCAAGATTGTTGAAACGGGAAGTACATCAACACTAGCTGACGATTCCCTGGAAGAGTTGAAAGCCGGTCCCGCTTCACTCAAATTTAAGGCAATGGTAAAATCGAATCCGCTTGTAAACGGAATCGTGAAAAAACTTTTGACGAAATACGGGCTTTGTGAATTCAACTTACAACAGGGAACAACGAAATCAATTCCCGTTTTAAGAGGTTAAAAAGTTATGTCTGATCCTGGAAGAGTAGCGGAACTGGCATTGAAAAAGAATTGGGGCAAATTCGGTTCAATCCTCAAAAATTGCACATTCAAAAGCGTTGCCGGTTCCGTTTATCAACCAGGATCAGGCACGATTACAACCGAAGTTATTTCAGAAACCCCGAATGTGAAAATCTTATTTGATGAATTCGGGTTTACTGATTTTCAAAGCCCTGAAGGACAAGAAGACAACACAACGATTTTGAAAATAGATAAGAAAGCAATTTTCCCGGCTTCGTTGATTCCTGATGTTCCAAAAGTAAATGATTTGATCGTTGAAGATGGCGGGCAAATCTGGCAAGTGAAAGCCGGTTCAAAAGATTCGAAACCTTTGATTTATCAACTTCACGTTAGGCCGGTCAATGCAGGATGACAACGCAAAAAGCGTCAAGGAATTCAACAAAGCTATTAAGGAATTTGAAAAGCTTGTTCCGATGATGCAAGCCGACATTTTAAAGAAAGTTTCTCTTGACGCTTTCCGATACTTGCAAGACAAAACACCAAAAGATTCAGGAAGGGCGGCGGGCGGATGGAACGCAAACGTAAATTCAAAACCATCAGAATGGAAACCGCCATCATTACCGAAAGGATACAAAAGAGCAAAAGGAACCAAAGTTTATTCGATGCAAGCTTTTAACGGTTTATCTTCCATCCGATTTAATTCTTTTATAAACCTTTCTAACAACGTTGAATATATCGGGGCATTAGATGACGGACATTCGAAAATTCAAGCCCCTGATGGTATTGTTGCCCCTGTTTTCGCAAGAATGACGGCTTACTTAAACCAACAATTAGCCAAACTTTCAAGGATGGTTGTCAAATGAGTGAAGACGCAATAAGGCAAGCAATCGAAAACTTTCTTTCTAGCGGCTGGAATTCATCAATACCTATTGCATGGGATAACGTCGATTTCACTTCGAAAACGGGTGAAGCTTATATTGAACCGATTTTATCTTGTGTTCATACTTCTGTCATATCGATGAAATGTCATAGGGGAACTTATCTTTTAACGATTATTGTCAGAACCCCAAAAGGAACAGGTGACAAACCGAATCTTGATATTTGTGATACCTTGATTCAGAAGTTTGCCGGAAAATATACTGCCGGGATTCAATTTAAAACGGCAAGGCAAGAAAGAATGGGCAATATGGACAATTGGCACCAAAGAAAGGTGTTGATTGATTTTACTTATAACTCAATCATTGGGTGAACAAAATGTCAGATGGAAGCCAAACCGGATTAGCATTTAGAAAAGAAAACGTTGCGGGAACTCTTGACCCTGGACAATTCACCGCAATCAATTTCGTTGACGAATCCCTGGAAGATGCCATTGTAAAAAAGGAATCCAAAACTGTTCGGAAAGATAGGCAATCGTCAAGCTTTCCAAAAGTTGACCGGAAAACGGGCGGCGATATTTCAACCGAATTCCAATTCGGAAACATTGATTTTCTTTTTGCTTCGATGCTTTGGGTTGAAGCCCCTGTTACCCCTGGAACTTTCGCCAATACAACGAATTTTGTTACTGAAACCGTTCCAGGGAACGGCGGAAACATCGTTTTCAATGCATTGGATACCGTTAATATCGTTCCTGGCAATTTCTTTTATCTCGCCGGAAATGCAAACGCGGCTAATCTTGGGTTGCATTATGCAAAAGCCGTTAACGGAAAAACCGTAACAGTTGCAAAGGCTCTTGTTACTGAAAATAATAAAACGGTTACGGTAAAGGGCGATAATTACCGCAACGGCAGTTTCAAGACCTCATGGAGTATTCAGAAAGCCCTTTATGATGCAAGTCAATTCTTCCTTCAACTTGGTTCCGTTGTTTCGTCTTTTGAACTTTCTGCCGAAGCTTCAGAAATTCTCAAAATGAAACTTGAATTCGCCGGGTTGTCTGAACAAGATACCGTTACCGAATATTCAAGCCCGGCACCAACAGCGGTTGTAACCAATAACCCATTTACGGCTGGTGAATCTGTTGCAAACATCATGATCGATGGCAAGAGCCTTGCAAGTTGCCTTGTAAAATCAATTTCCTTTACCTATGACAATCAGGTTGACGGTAAAAAGGCGGTTGGTACTTTCGGCAATTGTTCAGTTAAGGCAAAAACAATCAAGGTAAAAGGGAAATATTCTTTCTATTTCCAAGATGCAACAGAATACCACAAATATAAAAACGGAACGGCTTTTTCAATTTCGATTCCAATTATTGATGCCCTTGGAATTTACGTTTTTCACCTGGACGGTTGCGAATACGACAAGGCAAGCGTGAACATTACCGGAAAAGAAGATGACGTTATGATGGACGGTAATTTTATGGCTAAACTTGGTCCGAATGGTTTTACTTGTCAAATAACCCGAATCGTTTTCTAAAGGATCACAATGAACTTATCAACACAATTTCCAATCGACCGGGAGAAAGCTGAAAAAGGCGTTGAACTCCCCTTGGGTGATGCTTTCTTTTCCCTGACTTATTACGAGTCTTCGAAAGCCCAAATTTATTTCATATCCCAATTGAAGAAATACTCTCTTGAAATGGGGCATGAAGAAGCAACAATAAAAGCCATGCGTGACACTCTTATAAATGTTGTCGTCCTTGGATGGCGAAACCTGAAGGAAGGGGAAGGGGAATCTGAAGTTGAAGTTGTGTATTCAAAAGAAGAATGTTCAAGAATCCTTGAACAATATGTCGGGCTTGATGTTGCCTTGATGAATCTTTCCCTTACCGTCCAGAACTACAAACGGGAGTTAAAAACAGAAATCGGGGGAAAGTAGAAGCCGCCCTTAAATGGTTTTTCATAAGATTCAAGGGCGATATCTCAAAATATAAATGGGCTTTAAGGTTAAAGGCTCAAGGTAAAAAAGTAAAACTTCTTGATGGGGAACCAATATTGACGGTTTTCGAATCCAAGATAATAGAAGCGGCGGGAACGTGTAAATGTTTTTCAGATATAATCAATTTCGGTAATCTTTACGGCTTTACAGATATGGAAATGTTTTCTGAGTTAGTAGCCGAATGTCAAGAATTTAAAAAGGGTTTAAACTAATGCCAATTTTAAATGTTGGAATAAATGCAAGTCAGGCGAAAGCGGGCGCGGATGTTTTTAATAATGCCCTGAATTCAATGTTGACTTCCATAAACCCGGTTACAACAGCAATCGCCGGAATCATTTCTTATAAAACTGTTGAGAGTTTAACGGAAACGGCGGATAAATATACAACCTTAGCCGCTCAATTGAAATATGTAACGGGTTCTTCTCAAGATGCATCATTCGCCCAAGAAGACCTTTATCAAATGTCGCAAAAAACCGGAACTTCAGTAACCGCAAATGCTCAAGCGTTAATGAGATTGGCGCAAGCTTCGGACATGACGCACCTTTCATTGTCGGAAAATATTGAAGTCATAGGCGGCTTAAATGCGTTGATGATTAAGACCGGAACGGGAACGGCTGAAGCTTCAACGGCAATGATTCAGCTTACACAAGCCCTTGGTTCAGGAGCACTTCAGGGCGATGAATTCCGTTCAATCATGGAAGCGTCACCCGCTTTAATGCGGGAGTTTGCTAAATCCTTGGGTGTTGGTGTTGGGCAATTAAAGGCAATGGCGGCAGATGGCAAAATAACAACTGAAGTAATGACAACGGCTTTGAAAAACATTGCGGCGGAAGGTAAGGCTTCGATGGACGAATTACCAAAAACTGTTGCTTCAGGATGGCAAAAGGTTGTTAACGCCTTTGAAAAAGCTTGGGATCGTATTAACGATGAAAGCGGAATCATGGGTTTCATCTTCGATGCTTTAGAAAAACTCGCCGCATGGATTGAAGAAAAATCACCAGTTTTTTCAAATTGGGTTACTGAATTGGTTACCAACATTCAGAATTCTTGGCCCACGATTGACCAAATGATTGAAAACTTTATTACCAAATTGACGAATCTTTGGACGAATATACAACAACGGCTTCCAAGTATGGAAACCTTTTTTACTAATCTTGCTTCAACCGTTGAAGGTGCCGGGCGAGTTGTAACAGGGGTTTTGGAGTTGATTGATTCTCTTGTAAGAAAATGGGATTCAGTCAAGAGCATTGCCAACATTGCGACACTTGGAATTGTAACAGGTGGCGCGGCGGCGGCTGGAACTCTTGCGGGCGGCGGAAGCATGGGCGATGCCTGGAACGCATGGGGCGAAGCGGTTGACAATTCGGGCGATTTTAACTTTGACAAACGGGCAACTAGCGGGAAAGGACAAGGCGGCGGTTTGACGCAAAACCTTTATTTTAACAATCCTTTATCCCGTTCCGATATTGTCAATATCTCACTTGAGCAAGCTAGACAAGGTATGAGAATATGAAATTCATGTTTGGTTTGACAGAAATCGAATTTACAGAAGGGGCGAGTTATCCAGCAAACCGCCCTATTGAAAAAATGCAAATCGTTGATAGAACGGCTGGCGGTCAATTACAGGTTGAAGAATTGGGCATAACCTTGAAACGTCGAATTCTGAACTTCGAATTAATGAGCAAATACGATTATGAATTGCTTGAAAACTGGTTTGACAATGTTGTAAATGGGGCGGAACATCCATTCGAATTTGAAGACGAAAGGGGCTTTACTGGAACCGTCAAGTTTATAACAACCAAGCTTGATTTTCCTGAAATAGATTTTGAACTGTATTCGGGTTCTGTTGAATTGGAGTATCAACTATGAGAAATGACTTGACGGCTGATTTTCTGGCGAAGATGGCGAATGATTACCGCAAACCTATACAGGTTGCGGTTTTTCATTTTCAAAATTTAGGTGATATTTTACTTTCTGATCGTGACATTGTTATTGGTGGAAAACTTTACAAAGGATTAATTGAAGAATGGGGAGAACTAAGCTCTGTTGGAAACGAAAACAGCGAATCAGGCACAATGCAGATGACGCTTTCGATATGGAACGGCGGCGAAGAACCCTTTTCAACAAACTTCTTTTTTGAAAATCCAACTGATGTTTTTGTTGATGTTTATCAAACTTTCGATGGTTTGCAAGAATCTGATTTAGCTATTATTGGTCATTTCGTTGCGCAAGACCCTATTGAATATTCAGAATCAAGTCAGTTAGTTCAAATAGATTTGGTCACAACGAATATGCGTTATTTCGGGCAAGTTGGGGAATTGTTGACCCTTAATAATTATCCTTATGCCCTGGTTTCAGATGTAAATAAATCCATTGATTTGATTGTCGGTAATTGCGGGCAAGTCAAAGCCCTTTGTTCTTCTTCTCCCCCAAGAGCAACACAAAGCGGTTCAATCCTCAAGAAGACCGGAACAACCTTGAACGTTCAAGAAGATTCCCTGGATGACTTAGGGTTCCTTCAAGCCGGTTACCTTCAAATCGATGCGGAAATATTACGATACAATTCCAGGACTAAAAAGAGTTTTTATATAACTGAAAGGGGAGTTGACGGAACAATTGCAACGGACCATTCAGACGGTATGGTAATAATTCAAGCGAAAAAGGATATTGAATATATTGTCGGGCTTGGTCCGATTGCTTCGATTACAGATGTTCGGGTTAAAGGACAAATACCGAAAGAATCATATGATGTTTATCCGAATGAAAACCCGGCGAAAATAGTTTTTCATCGTCAACCAACTTATATTGAATATTCGAAAGGTGCAAGAAACATTGAAGTTGATTTTGACGCGGTTTCCCCCAATAACAAAGCGTATCAACCACATTACAGTTATGACCGGAATTTCAGGTCATTTGGTGCGTTAATAAATAAAACTCATTCGCCGCTTGCTGTTCTTCAATTTACTCCCGCCCTGGATGATGGGGAAGTTGTACGGGCTTTCCTTGCGGTCGAACATTGGGCAACAGACGTTTACAATAATGATAGGGTTGATGTTTGGGTTGACGGAATAGGGGTTGTTGGAAGTCTTGCAAGACCTAATCCGGCTGACGTTGCCCAATTCAAAGCGGAAGTTGATATTGATCATGAACATGATCATGTTGCGGGCGGGAATCATGATCATGGTTTTGTTAATCCATCGATTTCAAATAACGATTTAACGCATGGTCATCCAGAATCAAGCGTTTCGGGCGGAACATTTGAAGATGGCGGCAATGTCGGGCTTCCTTATGTTATTTATTGTTATGATCAAGATCATTGGCTTCAACTTGGTTATGCGGGATATAGCGGAATAATTAGGCAAAGTGTAAGGATTAAATTTCGGAAAGTTGGTGTTGGTCAAGTTCATTTACGCGGCGGCGGTTCAATATATAGCGGTAACATAATGACTTGGGCCGAAAATGACATGACGGTTGATCAATCCATTCAATTATATCCGAATACCGGCAAAGCATATTCACAACTTACCCTTTATATTAGGCCGGGCGGGGTTGTTGGCGGCAATATAACAATTACCGAAATGACCTTAATAACCGAAATCGCCGGAAGTATTAAATATGGTACATCGAATAATCGGGCGGTTCTTGCGGCAAATGCTATTGTAAATAAACAATTAGTTGACGCAACCGGGATTGCGATTAAATCAAAAGATGACGTTGACCCTTTACTGACCGCAAATAGACAACTTGAAAACATTGTAACAAAATCTTCAATTCGTTCAGTTGTTCAGAAATTTGATTTGACTGACTTTCTTACTAACATTTCTTGGCAATGGCTGACAAATAAAGAAGTTCAACTAAGATATACCGGAACGGTTGATACTGTTGATGTTGTTGTAACATACATTTATTTTGATGTTGAATATAGACAAAAAAGAGTAACGGCAACTGATGAAGTAACAGCAACCGTTTCCGGTTTGATAGAAAATCGTCCTGATTCTGTAATTCAATACCTGTTGACGGAAAAAGCTAATGTTCCTTTGGGTGATTTAAGTTCTGTTTTCAAAGAAATTCCAAAATGGGATGACGATATAACCTGGAATGATTTAACGGTTTGGGTTGATGAAGGTCAGGTTTCCGGCGATGTTCCATTAGGGGCGGCTTTTCAAGAGGCGGCGAAATGGTTTCATTATAATAACTATACAATTGACGGTGTTATATCTGGTTCCTTGAGTGTCAAAGATGCCATAAAGAAAATTACTTGGCAAACCCGAAGCCGCTTAATTTGGCAGAATGGGAAAGCAAAACTTGCCGTTGATATGATTTCGGATTCCTGGCAATTTGCAAAAGATATTCCAATAAGTGACATTCAACTGAAATCTTTTTCAGCCAAATTAAGCGGAATAGATAGGCTTTACAATGCAATTGATATCTTTTATTCCTTTGACAGAATAACAAATGTAAAAGGAACTGATTCATATAATTCAACAGCTTCAAGAAGAGATTTATTAAGTATTGATAAACATGGAGAAAGAAGACAAGACGATTTATTCATGTTTGACTTGGTAAGAAATCAAGCGATGGCTGAAAGCATAGCTGATTATTATATTTGGTTTTACGGCGAATCAACAACAATTTATTCCTTGATATCTTATCTTAAACATTTTGACCTTGAAAAAAGTGACTATGTAACGATTTCTTCTTATCGATTTGATAGAATCAAGAAATTGCCTGTTGTTATAAAGGAAATAATTCGTTCTTTTGGTTCAGGTAAAACAAAAAGAATAAACACTTTCAATCTTCTTTGTGAATCGATTCGGCAGGTAATGTTGAATAGTCACCAGGAAGATATAGTTGAAGTTACTGACGCTTTAAAAATCATCTTTGGTTTCATCTTTCATTTTGATGATGTTGTAAACGTAACTGATGATTTATTGATTATTGGTGGAAAGGGATTTGAAAGCGAAGTTTTTATAACTGATATTTTTGAATCTGAAATATGGTTTAAACCTTCGCTTCTTGAAACGGTTTTGGCGGTTTCTGAATTGACCATGAACTTGACATTGGCCCTTAATTCATCGTTGAAAGTTTCTGATGATGTGCAAGTAAGTGATGAAAAAGGTTTCGGGGCAATGGGTTTTGGTGCCCCTGATGGCTTCGGGGTTAAATTCGGTTCTAAAACTCTTAAAGGTCAAGGTCAAGATGAAGTTCTTTCCCTGGAAGACATATTGGAATCAAATTTCAGTAAAGCAATGTCCGAAACTGTAACAGCGAATGATAATTTACTGTTTTCTGATGGATTTGGCGGAACCGCTCTTGGAAGCGGGTTTGGTTTAAGCCCGTTTGGTAAATAAAAAAATCTCGTTCAAAGGAGAAAGTGAAATGTTTGAAAACATCAAAATGAAAGGCGAATTGACTGTAACTTTACGCGGTCCCGATGGAAAAATTAAGGAACGGGATGTTTATAAAAATTTGGTTGTCACGGCAGGGCGGCAACATATAGCTGATCAGCTTGTTGAACAGGCTCAAGCTTCAATGTCACATATGGCAATAGGAACAGGGGCAACGGCTCAAGTCATAGGTGATACTGCATTGCAAACAGAGATAAGCCGAAAGGCATTATCAAGCAAATCCCAAGGGCTTGGGGCTGATGCCAATAAAGCTATTTATCAATGTGATTGGGCGGCGGGCGAGGGTTCCGGTTCAATAGCTGAAGCGGGTATTTTCAACGCGGTTGCTTCAGGAACCATGCTTTGCAGAACAACCTTCCCGGTAAAGAATAAAGGGGCTGGTGATTCCCTCGCCCTTACCTGGACGATAACGATTTCGGGTTAATTGGAGAAACCGACATGGCAAAAACATATAACAACCTTTTGGCTTTCGTTAACCCTGAAAGCGGCGGTTCAAATTGGGATACTGACTGGTATCGCAATCACAGAATGTTTTCCGCTCTTTTCAAATCTCTTATGTTTGGCGGTTCTGTTGTTTCCGGTCTTATTGTTTCGGCTGGTGCCGGGTTGTCAGTTAATTACACAAGCGGCAAGGTCAAAATCGATGTTGAAACTGACGTTAATTCTGGTTCCCTTGTCGTTGCTGGCGCAACTTTGGAAGAAGAAGAAGTTAATTTCATTTGGATTGATTCGGATGGGGTTGTTAACGTAACCCAAACAGAACCAAATGAATATTTCATTCTTCTTGCTATTGTCGATACAGATTTGACTTCAGTAAAAAGAATTTCTGACGCTAGAAATTTTCAAACGTCTGGTTCTGGTTCCGGTATTACATGGAGTTATACCGCCGCTAATTTGACCGCCGTAAAGAATAACGGATATTTTGTTAATACAACGACAGGGCAAAAAACAATTGCTTTGATGGCTTCACCCGTTATTGGTGACATGGTTGCAGTTGAAGACGTTGCCGGAATGTTCAACACGAATAATTGCATTGTAAGTGGTAACGGCAAAAAAATAATGGGTTCAACTGAAAATCTTGTTCTTGACGTTAAAAATCAAGTTGTTTTTCTGGCTTGGTCAGGTGATGAAACATTCGGATGGCGTGTTATTTATGCCGTTCCTGTTGGGGGAGTAACAAGACCCTTTGATATTCTTCATGTTCGGGACGAAAAAACCCAAGGAACGGCGGGCGGTGCAAGTATTGCCGGAACCCAAACCAGAACATTAAACACTGTCAAATTGAATGAGATTTCAGGGGCAAGTGTTAATGGTTCAAATCAAATAACGCTTCCGGCTGGAACATATGAAATGGATATAATGTGTCCTGTATATGGGGCAATGGGGAGTCATAAAGTTAGGTTGTATAGTGTTACTGATGCAGCATATATTTTTGAAGGCAATAATGAATCAACACAAAATTCTACAAGATCAAGGTTGCATGGAGTATTAACCTTAACTGCCCAAAAGGTTCTTGAAATTAGGCATTATACAGCTGCAGCAATTGCAACATCTGGACTAGGTAATGCTGTTTCTCAAGGTGTTGAAGTATATACTGACGCAATGTTTAAAAGGAGAACCGCATAATGTCTAAAACAGGCGATTTCTTCGGGGAAAATAACCCAACAAGTGTTTATATTCCTGGTTCACAAATTTTTCATGTTCAGGATCAACGGGCGCAAGGAACGGCGGGCGGTAATGCCGCTCTTGCTACCTGGAACGCTAGAACCTTAAACACTGTCATTCTAAATACGATTCCAGGGGCTTCACTCGGAAGTAATATTATAACGCTTCCGGCTGGAACCTATGATATCACATTGGAAGCGACAATGAAGGGAACAGGCTTAGGTTCTGTCAGGCTTTATAATACGGCTGATTCTGCCGTTGCTATAGCGGGAACGAACATAAGTCTTGATGCAACCTATACGGAATCGGTTGCGAATACCGTTACCCAAAGAATAACGATTGCCGCTCAAAAAACTTTTAGACTTGAAAGTTATTCGACCGCCGCAAGAGCAACGGACGGACTAGGGGCGGCGGTCAGCAATGGCGTTGAAGTTTACGCAAACGTCTTTATTTCAAAGGTGGCATGATGAATATTTCATCTGTTTTTCCTGTTCTTCCTGATATACCGAAATTTGGTTATCAATTGGGTTCTATGCGGTTGACAGGACCGACAACAAGTTCGGGAACCGGCTTGAATAACATTCCTGTCAATACTGTTGTCAACAATACAATCGATTCAGCTTTTTACGATTCTTCAAAAGGCGTTGTTATTCTCCCGCCTGGAACGTATGAAGTAACGGCTGATGTTCAAGCCCAAAAAGCTAATCAATACCAATTAAGATTGATCAATTACAAAGGCGTTTCTGGTGGCGTTGAAGTTGTTCGGGGTTGTAATACAGTATCAAGTTCAACAACAACCAATTCTTTAACATCCAGATTGAAAGGCGTTTTTTCTTTTCCAAATGGGGCGGAATTAAATCTTGTTGGTTATTTTTCTGGTGCCGGAACAAGTAATATCCTCAATCAAACAATGACAATAAGGAAACTATCATGAGAATATGGTTTGAAAATATTGGTGATGTGAAGCCGATTAACATTACTCCAGATTCATGGGATATGCCCGGCAAGCGTTCATTTTTGGCTGTTTGTGAAGATAACAATACAGATAAACATGTTATCTCTTGGGATTCATTTAACAGACCATCATTAATTGATGATCCTACTTACCCGGAAAGATTTGCAGAGGAACAACAAAAAATTGCTGATGCTCTGGCAAGGTTTGATGAAATCCAAACCGCAAGAAATGGTTCTGGAATCCAAAAGTATACCGTTGTTCAGGCAACGAATTACATTACCAACAAAATGGATTCTATAACAAGTTTGGCAACGGCAAAAGAAGTCATCAAAGAAATCCTTCTTAAAATGGTTCCTTATCTTTTGGACTAAGGGGGAGAAATGCAAACTTGTAATAATGGCGATACACTCGGAACGATAAGGGGCAAAGTCAATGCAAACTTTGCTGACCTGGATTCAAGAAAAATTGAATCTTCACAAGTTCTAACCAGAACAAACACAACGCCTTTTACACCTACGCAACAATACCATCCATCAACGAAAGGTTATGTTGATTCGGCAACAACCAATTGGAAAGCGGTATATGATCCCACTTCAAAAAATACCGATGCCTTTAACCGGGCAAATCATTACGGCGGAATTTCCCCTGCCGATATTTCAACCAATACGACAAACCGCTTTGTTACTGACGCGGAAAAGACAACCTGGAACGGCAAAGAACCCGCAATAGGGGCGAAGGGAACCGCCTTTAATAAAAATTTCGGAACAGGTGCCGGAACTATTGCCGAAGGTAACCATTCCCATACAAAGACAAATATCGGGCTTGGTAATGTCGATAACGTTTCAGACGTTAACAAGCCGGTTTCAACGGCACAACAGG